CCGGAGCGTGCTGTTGGGGGACACGTACCCAAGATTCTGCACTTCAAAGGACCGGCCAGGAAGGAGGCGTTCCTCCGTGCTTAAAGTATTCATCGGTTGGGACAGTCGAGAAGAGGCAGCGTATGAAGTGTGCAAGAAGTCGCTTGAGCTTCACACTTCAGTCCCGCTCGACATCACCCCCATAAAGCAGAACGATCTGCGCGAGCAGGGTATCTATTGGCGTGGGGTCGATGCGCTCGCGTCTACGGAGTTCAGCCTCACGCGGTTTCTGACTCCACACCTCGCGGGGTACACCGGCTGGGCGGTCTTTGTAGACTGCGATTTTCTTTTCCGGGGGGACATCGCGACTCTGCTTGACTACGCCGACGGGGCAAAAGCGTGCTTCGTGGTACCGCACGATTACCGGCCTACCGAAACGGTCAAAATGAACAACCAAGCGCAACACGTTTACCCCCGAAAGAACTGGTCTAGTTTCATGTTCCTGAACTGTGAGCATGAACAAGTTAAACGCTTAACGCCAGAGATTGTGAACATCGCGACGCCGAGTTATCTTCACCGGTTTGAGTGGTTATCTGACGATGTGATCGGACACTTGCCGATTGCATATAACTACTTAGAAGGTTGGTACACCAAGAACGACTGCCCCAATCCGATAGCAGTACACATGACCCGAGGTGGTCCGTGGTTTCAGGATTGGACTCATGTGGAGTACGGCAAGGAATGGATGGCCGTGGCGTCAACACTATGAACAAGTATCAAAAGACAATTCAGAAGATTGAAACCGCGTTTCAGGCTGCGAAATACGCCGAGGCGATGGATCTCTGCAATTACGCGATCAGCTTATTCCCGAAGGACATCGTAGCGTACCGGGCGAAGGCTCGACTGTTACAGATTCAGCGGGACTTTGCGGGAGCGGAGAAATACTACGATGCCTCCGAAAAGCGCGGCAAGCTGACGGCAGATGATCTTGTGAACCGTGGCATCGTAAAGAGCGAGCAGCAGAAGTATGACGCTGGCATCGAAGACTTCACGGCTGCGCTTAAGATCAAACCGGACTATCTACACGCTTACATCCAGCGAGGCGCTGCCAGTTGGGAGATGCGACGGTGGAGTGAGGCGCTTGAGAACTTTCGCAAGGCGAACGAGATTGAACCCAACGACGCCAACGCGCAGTGGATTTTAGGGCTACTGCTACTACAACAGAACGAGTTCAAAGAAGGCTGGCCGTTGTATGAAACGCGCTGGCGTAGTGACCGGTTCAAGAGCCGTCGTCTCGTAACCCAGAAGCCGCAGTGGAATCTGGAATCCAAAGCCAAGTCTGTGTTGGTATGGGGCGAGCAGGGCATCGGTGATCAGATCATTTATGGCTCTCTGTTACCCGCTATCCGGCAGCGAACCGATAAGGTCACGGCAATGGTTGACCCGCGCTTGATCAAGATCTTCAAGACTTCAATGCCGGACATTGATTTCATCGCCAACAGCGATCAAGTACCGGCTGCGCTGCACGAGGAGCAGATTCCGTTCGCGAGTGTGGGCTGGTCGTTTATCAACGAGAAGGACGACATCCAGAAGTACGCAGCGCGGAACTTCTTGCAGGCTGACCCGGAGTTGGTGAAGAAGTACCGCGAAGAAGCAGGACTCGACCCGAACAAGCTGACGGTGGGTCTATCGTGGGTAAGCGCAGCCATCAAGATCGGACCACATAAGAGCGTTAACCTTGAGCAGCTCCTGCCGATTATGAAGCAGGATGTGAACCTAGTGAACCTGCAATACGGCAGCGATAAGAAGGCAGTTGATTACTTTAATCAGCAGCACGGCACGAACATCGTCACTACTTCGGTGGATTTATATAAAGACATCGACGGTCTCGCTGCGCTGTGTCAGATGTGCGATGTGATCGTAGCCATCAGTAGCTCGACTGTGCATCTGGCCGGGGCGCTGGGACGACCGGTGCTGTTGATGGATGCGAACAAGCTCTGGTACTGGGGTAACAAAGATGGCGACCGAAGCCTGTGGTATCCCAGCATCCGCATCTTCCCGAGGGACAACATGATTGCACCTTGGGATAACGTCATCGAACAAGTTACAAAAGTGGTGGAGGGAATGATCCATGACAATAGATAGAGAATCTCCGCCCGGAGCATGGGCAGAGGAGTTACGAGCCGCCCCTTGGGGCTACGGTCAAAGCCAAGCCAAAAAGGTTGAGGTTGCTTTGAACAACGTCCACAAGGCAGGGCTTTGGGAAGAATACAAAGTGATCCAGATGGAACTGAATATCTTGAAGACTGAGTTGGAGTTATTAAGAAATGGAAGGGGATAAAGATGCAATCCGAGAATACTTGGCGTCTATCGGAAGCCGAGGTGGAAGCGCTGCTTCAGGAGCAAAAAAGCGACGATCTAAGGCGCACTACCAACGCATGGCCAAGCTCAGCCATGCCAAACGAAAGGCCAAACAAAAAGGAACGTCCGATGAGCGATCCGATAAACCCGAACCACTACAAGAAGGGTGAGATTGAGGCTATCGACGCCATCAAGTCTGCCTTGACCGAGGATGAGTGGCGGGGGTTCCTAAAGGGGACGGCGATTGCCTACCTGTGGCGGCTTGGCCATAAGGACGCCGTGGAGCAGGATGCCAGTAAAACCCTCTGGTACGTCTCATGGCTTGCAGGAAAAGATCCGAGGGGGTAAGATCCCCCCCGTGCTATCTCTATTCTCCTAGAGACTTGGCCCCGGTGTTGTAGCTCTTGCTCCGCCGGGGCATTTTTTTCACTTCCCCCTGATCTTGTAGACGCGGCGATCCCGGCCCGGACCATCCTTCTTAATGACATCCTCTATGATGTCGCCCGACTCCAAGAGCGTCTGTAAGATTTCGTTTCGATCCCGAGCCTTCATGCCTTGGAGCGACTTGGCGAGCTGAGTGCTGCTGGCTCCGAGTTCACCTTGCTTGCGAATAAAGTTCAGGACGCGCTTGTGCGAGGCTTCGATTTCGTTCTCGGCCACTTCCCGAACCAGTAAGTCAGCGGTGTAGTTGAACGACCAACGAGCCAAATCATTCGCCATCTTAAAGACTTCAAACGTCACCGTAGGCGAGATGGGATCACGCGCAATGGCTTCGATCATGGCGAGCTTGACCGTGATTTCGCCGTAGCGCACCCAGAGAGCATCGTCGCCACGGGACTGCTTGACCTGCCACTCTCGGACGAGCTTGTACTCTTCAAACGCGGCTTCTTCCCAGTGCACGATCATCGGCACGACCGGCGAGTTAGGAAGCGATGGCATGTTGGTGAGATTGCCAACACCCGCAGGCACGACGTTGTAAGAGTCCATCATGTCTTTAACGATGTCTTCTGGCGGCGGTGTCATCTGCGGAATCTGCGTGTCCGGGTAATCCTCAAACGGTGGAACCATCAAGATGCGGCTCAGCGTACCGTTATCCACCATGTCGAAGTTCAACGCCGGGATCAGGGTTCTCGGAGTCGTAGTGCCGAAGAAGTTGAAGTTAGGCTGGTTGATGTCGAGGCGAACGCGGTTGGTCGAGTCTGCGTACTCTTGGCCGTGATACATGCCGCTACTGCTGGAGTACACCTCAAGCAATGTCTTGATAATGTCTCGCTGGTGACTTGCTGCGTTCTTGGCAGTCAGGCTTTGAAGATACAAGCCCATTTCATCTAAGTGCGAGATGCGCGATTGGAACTCAAACAGCGTTCGCAAGATAGCAACGCCGGAGCTAAAGCGATCACCGCAGATCAACTGGTGCAATCCTGCCGCAGCCATAAGCTCCTTCACGCGCTGGCGACTGTGATCCTTACCCGCACCGGGCTTGGCCACAGCAATCGCAAACAGGTTACAGCGCGTATTGAGATGCGCCATGGCGTACCGTCGCCCGAACATAGCCCCGAACATGCAGAGCGTATTCATCAGCGCGAAAGTCGGCTGGGGTTGCTGCGACGTTGAATTGATCCAGCGAACGACTCGCCCTACCAATGACGGGCTAGTGAACCAGTCATTCGGGAAATTTTCCTTGGTGCTCTTCGGTAGTCGCTTAGGTTCTTTGAGTCCAGTCAAATCAATCTTAACGGGCTTGATGGGATTCAAATCTAAGTGCGGCGGTGGGAGCCAACCATTCTTCTGTGCGTGATAGTACAGAGTGCCAGCGCCAATCTTCGATGGAGGCGACTTGCTGTAATGCTCCCAACGCTGGGTTGTTTCGCTGCTGTTGTATTTGCCTGATGCGCGTGACCACTGGTCGAAGATGTGCAGACCCTTGGCTTCCGTAGCGCAGTAAATCGCCATGCCGATGCGGTTCCAGTCATCCCACGAAAGATCGGGATTCGGAATGAACTTGAGCGCATCCTCAACGGCAGCGAGTGTACCCACCAGACCGTCATACGAAGTCTTAGCGTCTTTATCAGGGATAACCGTAGTAACGAGCCGAGTACGCCGCATTGACGGAGGGAGCGCCTTGTAAGCCTCTTCCGCAGCCTCCATAACCTGTTCACGGGTTACAATCGGCAACGACTCCACGGGCATCTGGTGAGGCGATTCCAGCGGCCAACTGTAAGGCTTATTTC